TACCTGTCCACATTGGTACTGTTTGACCACTTACTTGTAAATTGACCTTGGCGGACTGTAAAAATTCTTGTGATATCGATACTTTGAATATGTCTGTTTTCATGATTAACTACAACTACAATCTGTATGTTTAGAGCTTATTAACGAACCGACACCTGAGGTTGTCAATTCTTGAATTACTTTCCAACAACCAACATTAATTGTTCCACTTAATTTTACAAAATCACCAACTTGTACACCCAAACTATTGTTATCAATTCCGTACATAACTTTTGAATCTGAACACCTTTCCAAAATAAAATTCTTTGGTGTTGGGGATGGTGTTGGTGTTGGTGCAGGCACACTTGTTGGTATTGGTGGTATCGGTGGATTAACATATTCATACCACTTTATTGGATTGTTAGATGTACCAACTCTGAGATTTTGAACAGTTGAATTCGATAAAGTCACATTGTATGAAAAACCACTATAATCTATATTCAAGTCGTAATAAAAATAATCTTCATTATTAAAGTTAAACTTATCACCCAACAATCCTTGAGGTACTGTCATCATTCTTTTGAATTGACCGATACTAGCATCAAAGAATTTAGCACTCATGTATAGTGTGTTCAATTCAACAAATTCAGTATTTTTCAACCAGTAAATAAAAAAACCTTCCTTATCACCAACATAGTCCAACTTAAACACAGGTTTTTTTATTTCAACCAAATTAACACCATATGGTACTGTCATGACTTCTCCCTGTCTTGTGGGAATAATTATCGTTAGGTAAATTTGTTGATTGCTTGTGCTTTTGGAATCATAAAAATCTAGTTTAAAAAATGAGCTGGTAAATTTGGGTACTCTATAAATAATATCTGTAGTTGTTATGTTATTCGCTCTATAATCTTCAACCCAATTTTTATCAGTCGTTTCCCCAGTAATATTGGAGTCTGTGGTAGCACTGTAAAAATAAAAATTATAGTTGATTGAACTTTGAGTTTTGGTCGATATAGAATCGTTCCAAACTTGGTGTACGTATCTAGTCGTTTCAAAATTATCAATTGGGTTAATTACTTGACGAATTACATCACTTTCGAATAAATCGATACTATCATTAACACCACCCATATCCCAAGATAACGTTACAGGTAATTCTAAACCTTTGGAAAGATTTTCTTGATTTAATCTAATTCTATAGTTATTCACAATCGTCTATTGTTGGGTCTATTACCACTGAGTCAGTGTCGTTTATGTTTCTGAATGGTGTTGTTAATGAGAATAAAAATTGAGAAAAGGGATAGTGAGCTCCGTTCATAAATGGGTAATTAACACCATTAAAACCAATACCAGTTAGGTTATCTTCTAATTGACCTGGTTGTAGAATATTTCTCCATTTCCAAACCCCGTCTCTTCGAGAATAATAAGACCAATTTGGTCTGTTTAAGGGTTCAGTACTTAACTCGGTACTAATATCATTCGAATATTTTCTAATAGGTATTTCGAAGTGAGGTTGATAAAAATATCCTTCAGGGATTGACGTGGTTTGAGATTGTATTTGATATAGTGAATCGTTGTAAGTCAGTTTATGTTTACAATTTGATACAATATATTCTCTTTGTTCTGATTCGTTATATTCACAAAAATCCCCAACCAAAGTGTGTCCCGAAGATAAAGGTTCATTGTAATAAAAAAGAAAAGTATCATTACCTACTTTCTTTGAGTATTCGATAACTGGTATATTTTCAAAACTATCAATATTGTTTTGGGTCCACCAATTATCTATTGTTTGTTGTTGGAAGTTGAAGTCCCACCCATATTGTATTGCGGTATTGGTTAATGGGCTTGGTTTATTAAACCAACCAGTGTATCCCTTATTTATAATTGTCAGATACAATTCAGTAACAGGTTTGTTAAAATTAGTTTTGAGTTGCGAAACATCCATATCGTCAGCAACGACAAAACTATAACTTTGTGTTCCATCCAAAATAGAAACTCTTTCTACCAAGTTTGGTGTCAAAGCGGAATATTCAACTTTTTCTTTCTTAGCGAATGGGATGTTTTCAAAACCCATTTTACTAATTATCACTCCTTTATCATTTGTTAAAAGTTTGTGAAGTCGTACATAATATTTCGATTTAGTTTCAGCCGAATTAGTTATGTCCGCAATTCTTTTAAATGTCCCTGAAACTCCGTTTACGAATGTATTTCCTGTATATCCATAGTTCAATATAGAAAAACTAGTGTCCGTATTGTCATATCCCGACTCCCCAATCAACTCTACTTGAAATAAATTATTATTGTTATAACTTATGGATAGTTCCACAAATTGAGATGGTGTAAGATTATGTTTACCACCACATCTGAAAGTAATATAATTTTTTCCGTTTGCAACTGTATTAATAATTGTGAATGGTATACCGTCCGAGGCAATAAAATTAACAGGGTTACCACTTATTTGAGTATTAATATAACTCATACTTTGAGAAGTCGTAGAGGAATAAACGTAACTCATATAACTCATCCAATTATAAGTTGCTGAGCTCTGTGGTTGGTAATCAAATTGTGGATTTTCAATATCATTTCTTAAAAAACTGAACTCATGATATTGCGGAAAACCATTCCATTTCAATCCAAATGTATCAACAACTCTTCGTCCTTTGTTATCAAATAACACATCATTTTTTTGTAAGACTGACAGTTGATTTGTAAGATACATGAAGTTTTTAAAGTTGTCATAATTTGTGTTACCAGATAAGGTATTATAAAAAAGCTCCGTTATTTTACCACCAATTCTATATACGTTGGATTCATTCCTTTCTATAACTGATTGCTCATAAGAATTTACATCCCTTGACCTTTCTGATTCCACAAATTCTTTCCTATCCCCATTAAGTTCAACAGGTATAGATAATAACCTATCCGTAGACAATTTATATTCTAGTCTAGGTAATACTATTAACTTATCATTATACGCCTTACTCATTATACTTCTATTGCGTATTCTGTTATAAATTTATCCAATGCGGTTTTACCAACTTTCAGACCAAAATAAAAATGGTTAGGTGCTCCAACTAAAAACTGAGAATTGTCGATTGTACTAGCTGAAATAAAACCGTCAAACGTATACCCTGTTGGGTTCTTGTTACTATCATAAACGATTTTTGATGAGTAAATATATCCAGGTCTTTGAGTTGATGGTAATAATATTGGACTTGGATAATAAGTTGAGTCGTTTAGTCTATCTATTGACTGGTAATCAGAGCTATAGAAGAAGTTACCTGAACCTACATTTACTGTAGGGTTTGTATACCAATCATTTAATTCTGAACCAAACAATATTCCAACACCATTAATTGTTGCCTTTGTATCTCTTTGCCATTTATACATTGGAACTGTTTGAGATTTTTGACCGAATGTATTGTAAGCAAATTTCTTTGCAGTATCGATATAGGTTGTTCTACCAGGTGATACAAAATCTCTTGTTGCGGTATCAGAACTAAAGAATACACCAACTAAAGGATTTTCGGTTTTACCAAAAAATAAATTACTGTCTTTGTAAGTCTCAGGACTAAAAGGAACAACACCCAATTCAGAATTTATACTAACCAACTGCGCAAAATCACCATCTATTTTTTTCTCATTTCTACTAAAAAATTGCGATATACCCGCATTACCTAAAGAGAAAAGTTGACCCCAAAACTTAGAGTTGGTTAATCTACTAATTATAAATAATTGAAACAGGTCGTCGGGTTGGTTAAATGTTGTAGGACTCAATTTATTAATATAATATCCATCATATCTTGGACTTGGACATATATTTTTTATGATATTATCTTTCGGTCCTAAATCCATAACAGTAACAGGATTACCCAAGAAATAGTTGTTACCTTTTTGAGACCTAAGTTTATTAGCCTTCATACCAATAAACCCATTATTATATGGGGATGAACGATAGAAGAAACTATTATTTTCTATTCTAAAAACCAACTTCTTTTTACAGTAATTATATTCGGGGTCAGATACATTTAATCCTCCTCTGTATATTTTATCATTTTGAAAACCAGGTAAGTAGAGGCCCCCATTTATCCACTGATTAGTAAATATCATTCCGAAAACGTTCCTACAAATAGCAAGATTTAACATGAATCTTGATTTCCATTCGGCAATTTGTTTCATGTCTTCAACAATTGCAAACATCTTGTCCGATACCACATAACATCCGTTTTCTATTTTAGGATAGTTTGTGTTACCATCAACATAATATACTTCATTATTTTTTGGGTCACTTTTTGGTTTCACAGTTAAAGGTTGACCATCACTTTGTGGTTGATAGGCTTCTAATGGTACAATATTGTCACAAGAAAAACTACCAATTAATTGGGTTGTTCCAGAGCCATAGGCATCTTGAAAATCATCACCCGATGAATTACTAAAGTCTAAATTAGCAGAAATTGATTGAGTTGCTGCAAAATTACCAGTTTCGTTAATTGTGTAAATTGCAAAAGATTTGTTCTGTGCAAAAACATATTGGTCATCAAAAGAATCTGACCTTGGTAATCTATCGCTTCTCATGATGATGTTTTGATTATTTACCATGTTATATGTGTAACCAGTATCATAAACTCTTGATTCCAATTTAAAGAATCCACCCTTAATTTTATCTGTTATTCTTACACCAGGGTATCTCGCCATTAATGATACACCCTCTACATACTCATGGGTATAATACCCGTCAGGGTTATTACTTGTAACCAAAACGTTTGTAGGCCATTTAGCGGTACCAGGTGTTGGTGTTGCAACATAATATCCCGCAAACGTTGTTCCTATTTTTTCATCAGAAACTCCACCTCCATCATCGGTTGAACTAAAACCTGGTCCATAACTACTATATAAAGTTATAGTATTAGATGTGAACGAGCTGAAACCTCTATCCGTACTTGTTGAAGGTGTAAAAAACTTAGACGGATAAAATGGATTAGCAAAGTTGTTGAATGATGTTTGGTTGTATTTTAAAAGTTCCAATCCTTTAAGAATTGGTTGATTAAATTTGTAATTACTTTCAACAATAACAGTACCTTCAGATAAACCAAATGGTAAAGATATATCAATTTTTGTTTTTTGTCTTGTGGAATATGGGTCAACACCTTTCATCAACATTAAAACAACAAGGTTTTTATAATTTGGTATTGTTTCAATTGCGATTTTTTTATCTTGTAAAACTTTAAATTGACTATTACCATCAATATCGTTGTATCCAACATTAACCTCTATCTGACCTTTTATAACTCTTCTATAAAAACCATAATCATTAACACTAGATGTACCAATAATTTTTTCCAAGTCGCCTATTGTTATGGCGGTGATTACTTGTGAATATTCCATATCAACAGGAAAAACATATTCTGTTTTACCTGTGTAGTTATTAGCCAAGTTGAACGTTTTTGTTATATTTTCATTATAGTTGTTTGGGTTGGCATAAACTACTTGAGTACTTATAGATTTTGTGGTTGGTGTTGTACCTGTAACTTTTATTACTGACTTATAGTTTTTGTCACCACTAATATCATTAGACACAAACGATAACATTGTACCTGCGGATAATGTTGTAATTGCCGAAGGGTCTGCCAAAATTACATAGGGTTGGTCTTCATAGAATTGATAATTCTTAGGTGATATTTCATTTTCAGTATAGTTAGGGAATATCTTAATTCTATTAAATCCACCAGCTGCGGTACTAGTAAAATATTTTCCCTTACCATTAAACAAGTTAATTCTTTCAGGAATAGGTATTTGTGAAGTTAACCATGCTCTTGTTGTATTGTCTTCATTAGTATACGACGGTGTTCTTCCTATTGGTTTTCCGTCAGAGTCATCTCTACCCGCAGCCAATTGTCCATATACCTCGTTGAATATTTCTTCATTGTGTTGGTCATACTCACTCATAGTTTGTGGTATATCAGGTGTTCTTTGATAAGTTGCGGGAATGTTTACATCACCTAAAATAGAAACATTCGACTCAGAATATTTACCTCCTTCTCCAACAACTTCGTCACTTGATTTACAATCACATGCAGAGCAATCAGGATATGTGATAAGTGGTAGTCTTATAGGTGGTAATTCATAGTCTAAAATGTTATTAGCAAAATTTTGTAGTCCTCTGATAAAATTACCCAATTTGTCTGCAGAACTTTTGGAGAAAAATCTAACTATCGCCCTGAAAATACTTAAGATTACAACAAATATTTGAATTATAAAATACAGTATATATTTTACAACATACTTCCACAGAATTTGAACTAAATCATATACTAATATTACAACAGGAAGTATTATCGAAAATAAAAAGAAAAATACTGAAAGTATAAAATATAGTAGGTCAAAGTTTCTTACACCGTCGTTGATTGGAAACTTATTAACTTCACTTTGACATTTTCTTTCTAATATCTCTTTTATTGCTAAAAATCTTCCTCTTGTTGTACCATATCTATATTCATCAATTAGTTGTGCAGTTGTATAAACCTTATTATAGTAGAATTCATAGAATGTGTCTTCACAATTAATAGCATCTTCATAGTTTGGATAATCGTCCCAATCCAAGCTAAATGAATATGACCTTTGAAATAAGGAATAATTATAATCAAAGGTATTAAGTTCTAAGTCCACAGCCATCGGAACCTCAACATCAACACCATTTACATTACGAATTTCAGTTTTTTTAATTACTGTTATCTTTATTGATGCACCAGCGGGATATTGAGTTATTGGAACATCAATCCATTTGGAATTGTCTACAACATCATTGATTTCTATTTTAACAGAACTAACTTCACTTAATTTTTTAATTCTATGTGATTGGTTTGGTCCGCTTGATATTATTATCGTTTCTTCTATGTCGTTACTATTGAATGTATATTTCGTGGTTACTGCGGTGCTAAAGTCCGCAGGGTCTATTTGGTTGTTGCCCTGTGTGCTCCATCCATATTCTTTTATATTTGGTAATAAGTAATTAGCCCTTAAAACCGTACCCTTAGGTGCGAATGCTTGAAGATTCAAAATATCCGCCCTAATAAATTGTGTTGGATTTGGCATTGATGCAATGTCCTTTTCAGGGCTATTGTACTTTATTTTGAATCTATATTTACCTTTAGATGGTATGCCGACCTTTGGGTCTAGTGAAACAACTAAATTACCATATTCATCCGTTGTCAAATAATCCATATTCATAGGAACATCAACTAGAAAGGCACCGTTTTCATCTATCACTTTACCCCCTGACGGTAATACATACTGTTCCAATACTGGTCTACCAAATCGGTCTAAATCTATTGTTTGTCTTACGGCTAATATTGTCCCAGGACCTGTAACTAAACCACACAGGTCTCCTTGTTCTGCTTTCGGTTTACAATTAGTTTTCAAATAATCTTCGTCATTGGACGAAAATATCGACCCCATAAATAATGATGTAGGTTCAATGTTTATATTTTGGTCTCTTAAATCAAAGTCAACTCTAGTTATTCCGACATTACACGACTCACTTTCACCCCAAAAAGAACCAATATTGACAGTTTTGACTAAGTTTACAATTTGAGGTAAACTTGACAAATCTTCTGAACTTTTAAAATTATTACCATCAAACTGTTGTCTGTTGGCCCTATTCATTCTTATTAGGTCAGATGGTCTCAAGGAAAAACAACCCATATCTGACAAATCCACATCAACCACAATTTGTTGGTCTCCTGTTGGAACACCAACTATCATGTAATCACCTGATTCATTAGTTTTTACGGTATATTTATAATATTTTTCATAGATTTCTAAAACTTCAGTTCTTGAAAGTATATCTTCTTTTGTTGGAAAAGTACCTGTAGCCACATGCCCTTCATATGACGGTTCATATGGTAGTAGATTATATCTATAACCATCCTCATTAATATCTGTGGGTGAAGTATATGGGTATAAAGTGGATATGACAGGATTAATTTGGTCAGTATTATCAATCGGTACAAAGACTGAAACCCTAGCATTTGGTATACCAAAACCACCATTAGCAACTACCCTACCAACTAAAACACCATAGTCAGCACAAAATCTTCTGTAAACATCGGATTGTGTAAGTTTTAAAGATAATATTTCCAAGAAGTCAAAATCTTGGTCAATATTTACTCTAATTGTTTGGTCAGCGGTAGGTGCCGAATTTATTGAAGTTCTTAATCTATAAGATTTACTCATATCTACTTTTTGATAAATAGTTTAATATCTATTTTCAATAGTAGGTTAATATAAGACCATGTGAATATTATTGTTTTACTCTCACACCTACATCTGTATTATCATATCTTATTTGATAAAATTCGGTAGGTTGTGCAAAAACAGTATCATCAATTAACTTTATTTCTTTTGTGGTTTGGTCTGAATACTGTTGTGCGGTTTGTGAGCTCGAGTATTTACCACCAACCATGTTAAATACTTTAATGTCCGACACTGAAACCACACCTCTTAGTTCTTGTACTATTCTTCTAATTTCAGAAACAATAACATTTTGACCCATTTCTCTATTGAGTGGTGTCATATATGATGAGACAGTATCGATGATGTCCGCAATAACCGCACTTTGATTTGTGGATTTTTCCAACGTTACACTAATTTCAAATCTTAAATCTATTACTTTACCAACTTGTACGGTCAAACTATCGTTTGTCATTCTAAAGTCATCCAAATAAGTCCTTATATTATCCTTAAGAACTTGAGGTACTTGTTGTGTCATTTTACCTGATGAGTCTTGACTCAAGATGGCAATATAAATTTGGTTGTTAAGTTCTAATACCCCTACTTTAGCTGGTACTCCATATATTCCTGGCATTTTATTAATTAGTGCATAATAGTCTCCGATTGTTACCGCTCTGTTTTGTGCACTAAAATTATATGTAGTTAAGTTTCTTACCTCTTCAATTGATGGAGGATTTGCACCTCCTACCGCCGCACTAACGTTAGTGATTTGTACTGAACTAATAACCGCTGATTGTTCACTTGGGTTGGTTGCTCCGTCGAAAACCATGGTTATGTTACCTACGGTGTTAATTACGTTTACACCCAAATTACTTTCTAAACCACCACCAACACGGTACTGAATAAATAAAGTTGTATTTGGTGTTGGTATCAAACCTAAGTTCACATTGTTTTGATAATCGTTCAATCTTGGTAAAACACCTGTCTGAGCAAACAATGCTAATTGGTCGTCAGCCGTAGAATTTGCCCCACCAAAAGTTACTTTCATAAAATTTTCAGGGGTAAATTCAGTTATAAATCTATTGTTTGTATCGATGTATATACCAGGTGTAATCCCTTGGCTCGCGGTTTTACCAGCGTATGGTATAAAAACTCTCGATTCCGCTAAAGCAGGTACTTCATACCATCTACCGTTTGGAGAAATAAAATCTGAGTATGGTGGAATGTTTTCGTAGTTGATTCCATCTTTTTGAATTATTGATGTTACATTTAACACGTTTCTCTCAGGTAAGAATAGATTAAAGAAGGGAACTGCATCTGCTGATGTAATTACCCTTTTGAATACTTTAGTAATGCCATTAACTAAAAATTCTCTCTTGGTTATGTTATAACTAATGACACGATTGTTACCATCCAACACGGGTATAACTTTTTGGTTTGGTTGTCCTGATGAGTTAAATTGGCTTGAAAATACGATGTCTGTCAAATTTTCAAAGGTTTGGCCTGCCCCAATAAATTGTGAACCCGCCTTGATTGTCCCCATATAATTTACATTTGGTCTATCACCACTAACAGGTACGTTAATTGTTATGTCACAAACAGCAACTGATGGTCTGTTTCCTGGTATTTTAAGGCCATATGTACGAGCTATATTATAAAGTGAGCTTCTTTGTTGTGCAAATTCCAAGACTGTTTCTTGGATACTTCTATCTATGTGATAGTGTAAATTATCAGTTACCGCAGCATTTAAATCCAAAAATACTGAAAATATTGATGCGTCGTTAAAATTGTTTATCAAGTCAGGATAGTACTTTCTTGTATAGTCAATTAGTTCTTGTCTAATAGCCGCAAAGTCTCTTACGGTATAGGATATTCTTCTTTCTGCCATTTTTTATATATTAATAATTATAAAGTCTCTTGATTGAAAAGTATTATCTGTTATTGTATAATCAATTCTAACTTTCGCAGTATATTCACTCGTACCTCTACCAGCAACTCTGTAAACGCCAGTTCCTAAATTTTCATAATTTACCGTACCAATCGAGCTGTATTGTTCTTCATACTCTTCATAGGGTAAAACAATTATATCATTTACAACTAAATTTGGTATGTACTTACTGACTGTATCTCTTATATCGTCTTTGATAGCCTCAAAGGTAATTCCGTCAAAAGGTTCGAAAATAAATTCATACAATCTTGTACCAAAATCAGGTAGATAATACCTACTTCCTTTTCTTGTTAATAATAAATGTACTAAACTACTCCTCGTTTCTTGGTCGGGATTTTGGGAAAGTGATAAATAATCACCAGTTAGTGAATCCAAAAAAGGAAAATTCACACCATATGTTACGCCATTAGCCATTTTCAATAAATATAGTTGTGTTCCCTTTTTTGTGAGCAGGATAAAAAGGACAATGTCTACAACCTGACCCGCAGCAATATCCTCGTTTTAAATGAAATTCTTTAGTAAAAACATATTTTCCGTTTTCAATGTAAAAATCAAATGGTTCAACTTTCTTTTCTTCTTTGTTCTGTAATTTTTTCACAAATTTCTAAAAAATAATCTTGATTAAAATGATTTTTCATTAAGTTTATGTCTTTGTGTATCCACTGTAAATTACCAATGATATAACCCTTGTTTGAATCAATTCTATCAATTGATGCAGTTGCATCATAATTATCTTTTTTTGAGTGAGAAAAACTAATATCTAAACCACTTAAAACACATTTAAAATTCTGTTTTACTAAAAGTTCATTAAAGTAATTTATTTCAACATCAAAAACAATATTTCTTTTTTCAGCATTTCTTTTAATTCTACCGTAATATTTTCCACTAATATTTTCAAACCCTTTCCATGTTGGATTTTTATCTTTTTTTCTTGGATTATTACATTCTAAACACCCTTTTGATTTTCCGTTTAAAAGTGTATAACACGAAACGGTATTTATAACCCCACAATTACATTGACATAAAATTTGAGACTCTCTATTTATCACAATGTTATTATTAATTACAGTGTATTTACCAAATTTTTGACCTACTTCAAAAATATTAACATACTTACTAATTCCTTTTTTTCCCATAACTATAAATATATAAAAAGGTGGAGAAAAACACATTCTCCACCTTTC